GCAGGTGTTCTTGATTACACCCCTGCACTTAATGCTAACCTTAATGTTGATGACACAGGCAATACATTTGCTGGTGTTCTACAAGGTAAGTATAGAGTCTACATCGACCCATATTCTGCTAACCTAGACGTTTCTGGTAATACTCAGACTAACGGTGGTAATCAGTATTATGTTGTTGGATACAAAGGTACTTCACCTTATGATGCAGGACTATTCTACTGCCCATACGTTCCACTACAGATGGTTCGTGCAGTTGGAGAGAACAGCTTCCAGCCTAAAATCGGATTTAAGACACGTTACGGAATGGTTGAGAACCCATTCTCACAAGGAACTACTCAGGGATTGGGTACTCTTACAGAGAATGCTAACCGTTACTACAGACGTGTTGCTGTTAAGAACCTTATGTAAGAAGTTAATATCTTCTTTACTTCACAAAGACTCTCCTTCGGGAGGGTCTTTTTTTTATCTAAATATAAGATAGGAGACCTGCGTTCCACTATTATGAGTCGTAAAGAATTTAAATTGAAATTACTACAACGTTTTGAGGATGCTTTAGAAGTAAGACTTGCTGGAGTTAAAGCTGCAAAAGCAAAACTTGAAGAACAAATAAACAGAGATGAATAATGGCAACTAGAAAACCCCCTGTTGATAGACCAGGAACACCCATTGAGAATAGAAATTTTCTATCACCTGTTGGTTTTAAATTTTCTTTAAAGAGAGCACCTGGTGTGGCATTCTTTTGTAACCAAGCAAATATACCATCTATGGATCTTGGTATTGCAGAACAACCATCATATCTAAGAAATATTCCAACTCCTGGTGATAAAATTGAATTTGGTGATCTTACTTTAAGATTTCTAGTTGATGAAGATCTTGTTAACTATATGGAATTGCAGAGATGGATTCGTGGATTAGGTTATCCAGAGAATATGGATGAGTTTCGTAAATTGGAAAGTGAAGCAGTATTACCAGGTAATTTTGGACAAGCAGGAGATAACATTTATTCTGATGGAACTCTTCAGATCTTAAGTAGCAATCTGGTTCCATCATTTCAGGTAGTATTTAACGATCTATTTCCTTACACTCTCTCTACTGTTACATTTGATGCAACAGATACAGACATAGAATACTTTACAGCAGACGTGTCTTTCAAGTATACTATATACAACCTCACTGATATGGAAAACAGAGCTTTATGAGTCTTAGTCTTGAAACTATTCAAGAGATGTGGGAAAAAGACGCAAAGATAGACAGAGATAATCTACATGAAGAATCGTTGAACATCCCATCTCTACATGCAAAGTATTTTGAATTATATAATACTATCTTTCTACTAAGAAAGAAAGCAGAACAACAAAGAAAAAACATAAGACATGAAAGGTATGAATACTTTTCAGGGAAAGCAGATCCTGATGTCTATATAGAAAACCCTTTTCCCAAAAAGATAAGGGATAAGGATACTATGACAAAATATTTGGATGCAGATGAGAAACTGTCCACTAGCTCCCTAAAAATCGATTATTATGATACAATGTTAGTATACATTGAAAGTATCCTAAAGGTTATTCAAAATAGAACCTTTCAGATAAAAAATGCTATTGAGTTTATGAAGTTTAATTCGGGGTTGGGTTAATGTCTTTTAAAGATATGAGAATTATGACTCCTCCAACACAGGGGTTTGTATTTGCTAGATTGGGTGATGATATGGTTGATCACCTATGGAAAATGATTCGCAGAGCAGAAAATGATAAAGAAGAATATAAGCATCGGTTAGCAGGAAATCTTACTGCAAGTTTTGGACTGGATGATGATAATGATTTCTTTTATAGAGAAGCATGTCTTCCATTAGTGAATGCATTTCGACAAAGTAATAATGGATCAGATCCAGTCAGAAGTTTTGTTCAAACCGATCCTATGACAACTCCATTACTTCTTACAGAGTTTTGGGTGAATTATCAATACCAAACAGATTTTAACCCTTTCCATTTTCACGGTGGTGTATATTCATTTGCTATTTGGATGAAGATCCCAACAGAATGGGAAGACCAGTGTAAGTTACCTCAGTTCCAAGATATTAAAAAAGATAATAGAAAAGCAGGAACATTTGAGTTCCAATATACTGATGCACTTGGTGGCATTAGAAGTATGTCATATCAATTAGGCAAACAGTTTGAGAATTGTATGTGCTTCTTCCCTGCTTCATTGATGCACGCTGTTCATCCTTTCTATGGAACTGATGAAGCAAGAGTATCTATTGCAGGAAATCTTTGGTATGATACTACAGGTAAAGGTAGGTATGGTAATGCACTAGACCCACAACAATTGGGTGACAAAGATGAATATCTCAAAACAATGGAAGCAAATAGAACTGAATATGATGGTGGTGGTAATTATACCAAAGCAGAAACAGAAAAAACATTTAAAGTAAAACCAAAGAAACCAAAGAAGACAAAGGGATTTAAAAAGTTGATAATGTAGAGCTTGACATAAGTTAATAAATACCCATAGATGCATGGGTTAAGTGATTGACACAACAGCCAATGTTGTCATTTCAAAGGCTAACGAAGTATTTTTAAAAGTAGATTCAGAACCTCATATTGAGTATGAATTAAGAGACCACTTTACTTTTGAAGTAGAGGGTGCAAAGTTCATGCCTCAGTATAGGAATAGGAATTGGAATGGTGAGATACACCTATTCGATATGAGATCGAAGAGGATTTATATTGGATTATTAGATAGGATTATTTCTTTTTGTCAGAGACATGACTACACATATAAGTTTGTAGACAATGAATATTATGGTGCTCCCTTTGAGATTAATGAGGGAATATCATATGAAGGTGTTAAAGATTATATGCAATCCATCTGCTCTCATAGTCCACGAAAATACCAAGTTGAGGGAGTATGTGATGCGTTAAAACATAATAGAAAGCTATTGATATCACCAACTGCTTCAGGCAAATCTTTGATGATTTATTCTCTTGTAAGATATTACGTTGGTAAATCTCAAAAAATACTCTTAGTTGTTCCAACGACATCTCTCGTAGAGCAGATGTATAAGGACTTTGAAGACTATGGTTGGGATGCTGATTCATACTGCCACCGTATCTACGCGGGAAAGGATAAAACCAACGAACACCCCGTTACTATAACTACATGGCAATCTGTCTATAAATTAGAGAGATCCTTTTTTGAAGACTATAACGTTGTTATCGGTGATGAAGCTCACTTATTTAAAAGTAAGTCCTTAATATCTATAATGACAAAACTTCATCATGCTAAGTATAGATTTGGTTTTACTGGAACATTAGACGGCACACAGACTCATAAATGGGTCTTAGAGGGATTATTTGGTCCATCATACAAAGTAACTAAAACAGATGAACTAATGCGACAAGGGCATCTTTCTCAATTAGATATTCAATGTATTATTCTTAAACATCCCCCTCAAAAGTTTGATGTATATAATGATGAAATAGAATATTTAATATCACATGAACAGAGAAATAATTTTATTAAAAATTTGACTTTGGATTTAAAAGGAAATACACTTGTATTGTATAGCAGGGTAGAAGCACATGGTGCAGTGCTATACGAAAAGATAAATAATAGCAAACGCACTGGGAGAAAAGCATTCTTTGTTCATGGTGGTGTTGATGCAGAACAAAGAGAATTGATCCGTGAAATTACAGAGGAGGAAGACAATGCAATCATCGTTGCCTCATATGGAACATTTAGTACTGGCATTAATATTAAAAACCTCCATAATGTTATCTTTGCCTCACCGTCAAAATCACGAGTTAGAAATCTCCAAAGCATTGGACGCATTCTTAGAAAAGCAAGTAACAAAGTGAAAGCCACTCTATATGATATATCTGATGACTGCACTCACAACTCTAGAAAAAATTACACATTAAATCACTTTATTGAAAGAATAAAAATTTACAATGAAGAAAATTTTAATTATGAAATAGTAACCGTACAACTTAAGAAAGATGGGAATTGAAGAAGACTTTTATGCAACAATAAAATTAAATTCTGGGGAAGAAGTATTCGCCAAAGTTGCGGCCTCGGAAGAAGAAGATCGCACGATGCTAATTCTTCACACTCCTGTTACTGTAAGTGAAATAAAAAACAAAGGTGGACTTGTAGGATATAAAGTAGAACCCTGGTTAAAAACTACTAGAGAAGATATGTTTATTATTAATATGGATAATGTATTAACTTTATCGGAATCTAATGATATGGAAATGATAATGATGTATCAACATTATCTTAGAGATGCCCATAGAAGTGGACATGAGCATAAACTTAACAGAAGAATGGGTTATATATCTAACGTAAAAGATGCTAAAGAGAATTTAGAAAAAATGTTTAAATTAAATAAACCAGAAGACTCTTAATAGAATCCCTTAAACCTCCACAAAGGTAATTGTATCGTTATTTCCATACCTTGTCAACTATCTTTAGAAGTGTTATAATATCTACATAATAGTGATAAAGACTTATGGTAATACGAACTGGTATGGCTAGAAGAAGGACTAAGAACGAACACTATGTAAACAACAAGGAATTTCTTGCTGCTTTAATAAGATATCAAGAAGATATTGAGATTGCTAAGTTACAAGATAAACCTAAACC